ACTTGTCTGAACCTGTCCCGCCGCCGACTTCACTCCCCATGACGGAGCCTGCACCCCCCATGTCGAAAACGACACACCCCCCATGTCGAAAACGACACACTAACAATAGAAGAGAACCATAGAAGAGAACTAAAGGAAGATAACACTCCTGATCAGCTCTTCGAGCTGACCGAGACAGAGCCCACCCCCAAGCCTGCAAAACCCAAAAAGCCGGCGCTCGGCGAATACCCGCCAGCCTTCGAAGACTTCTGGAAGATCTACCCGTCCAACCGCGGAAAAGCCGCAGCGTTCAAAGCATGGGGAAAAGCGAAGAAACGCGGAGCCACGGAAGAGCAACTCAAGACAGCCGCCGCAGCCTATGCCGGGTACGTCACCCGCCTCGGCCGCGCGGAGGAGCACATCAAGCACGCATCCTCCTGGCTCAACCAAGACGACTGGCTCGACGAACCCGACTCCTACCGCACCAAACCCGCCGCCGGCAGCTTCGCCCGCCGCGCCGCCGGCAGCTTCGCCCGCCGCGCCGCCGGCACCGTCAACGCCCTCAACCCAAACACCCCACCCCCAACCCAGATACCCACCACCAACTACTACGCCCTCACCTAGGAGCACCCCATGACACTCGACGAGTTCCGCCAATTCTGGCTCCTGCTCATCGCAACAGACACCCGCGTCGAATCCCTCGACCCCATGCAGGAAGCCGCCGCAGGCATCTTCGTCGGAGAAATCCCCGCAGAACGCAGCACCGACCTCATCAAAGAGCTCTACGCCGCCACGCTCTATGGTTCCCCACAGATCCCTGACATTGCCAAAGCTTGGGAGCGCCTCAAGGAAAAGGACGCCGCGCTCGCCCACAAGAAGCGCACCCTGACTCGCCTCATGGCACTCATCAACGAGGAAAAGGAGGACGTCTACAGCGAGGCTGACTGGGTCAACATCACCGCCCTCATCAACCGCTACAACCGAGTCCTCGGAAGCCTCGAGCCCCAACACCGAGGAACCGCGCAACCCCTGCCCCCATACCCCCGCCCGCAGCTGAAGGCACTCACCAACGCCAACGCCGCAAACGTCCACGCAATCGCAAACACCATCGGAAAGGACCTCACCCATGTCTAACGAACTGACCATCGTCGGCAACGTCGGCGAAACTATCGAACTGCACAACCTGCCCGGCGGCGGCACCGTCTGCAACTTCTCCGTCGCAGACAACCGCGTCCGCAAAGAACAGGACGGCACCTTCACGACCCTCAACACCACCTGGCGCCGCGTCGCCGTCTACAAGAACGCCGAAGCTGTAGCCGAAGCCATCACCAAGGGAGCACGAGTCATCATCCGAGGAATCGAAGAAATGCGAACCTACACCCGCACCGACGGCACACCCGGCAACCAGCTCCGCTTCATCGCATCTGTCGTCGGCATCGTACCCACCAACCCCAAACCCATCGGCTCCCCCGCCGCCCGCCCGGCACCGCGCCCCGCAGTACCCACCCAGTACCCGCCCCACGGATACCAGGCACAGCCCACCAACGGATACCAGCAGCACCCCGCCCAGCAGGCACAGCCGGCGGCCCCGCGCTCGCCGCAGGGCTACCAGCAAGCACCGGCATACCCCACCCCGTACACCACCGACCAGCCCCCGTTCTAACCACCAAGCACTTTAGGAGTCACCATGACCAGCGGATTCCACCTCGCAGCCACACAAATCTGCAACGCCTTGCGCATATCCCACATCAATTTCGAGGACCTCACCCAGCCAATGGAGATGTTTTGCGCAGACTGCCAGAAAAACTACATGCGCATCACCAACGAGACCACTCCAGGAGATGTCCGCGTTGCCACGCTCGAACACTACCAGCGGGAGCACTTCACAATGTGGCGCACTCTCGTAGATGCCGGCGACGCTTGCCTAGAAGCCGCAACTGCCGCGTGGAACGCCGGTGAGGACTTCCTCAGCGCTGAAGCACTCATCGACAGCGCCAGCGACCCATACAGCCACAAGCTCATCATCGTCTGTCCCATCGATGGGTGCGGCAAGAGTTTCAGCCATAAAATCCCACCGCACTCACAGCTCGGCCCCGGAAACCTAGACATCAGCGACGAACTGCAGCACTACTTCATCAGCATGCTCGCCAAACACTACATGGCAACCCACAGCATCGCCGACCTACCCATCCCCAACACTCACTAAGGAGAAACACCATGACCACCACCGACCAGCCCACCAGCTACAACGACCTCAAGCGCCTCGCAGGAGAAGCCCTCACCCAGGCAATCACCGAAGCCAAGAACACCCCCACCCTCAACCAACGGCTCACCACCCTCGAAACCGCCTACGACACCTCAACCGAAGCCACCGCAGGCCGACTCAAGGAACACACCGAACAGCTTAAGGACCACGCCGAGGCTCTCAAGGAAACCAACCGCCGCGCCAACTGGCAAGACCAACGCATCGCCGACCTCAGCGACAAACTCCGCAACACCCAGATCTGGCTCACCCTCTCATTCGCCCTAACCATCATCAGCAGCTTCTTCCACTAAGGAAACCCCAATGACCGAACCAGAGCCGCTAACCTTCTTCATCGCAGGAACCCCAATCCCCCAAGGCTCCAAGACAGCAATCAGACACGGCCGCCGCGCCAGACTTATCGAAGCGAACAAGAGACTCAAACCCTGGCGCAACACCCTGCAAACCGCGCTCGCCGCCCAAGCCGCAGGCCGCCGCGTCCCCGGCCCCTTCACCATCTACCTCGACTTCAGATTCACCCCACCCCAACGACCCCGATACCGAGACCCCAACGGCGCAGGCATCCACGCCGTCAAACCCGACGTCGACAAACTCACACGAGCCGTACTCGACTCCCTCACCGCCGCCGACATCATCGACGACGACGCACGATGCACCACCCTCACCGCCACCAAAAACTACACCACCAAGCTCCACCCATCCCCCGGCGTGCGCATCATCATCGAGCCCACCACCCACTAAGGAGAAACACCATGAACACCTACCTCCCCGGCACCACCACCCACAACGGCTACACCATCCGCTTCGCCGTCCAGCACGACGCACTCCACAACCCCACCCGCGTCTGGTGGTGCATCCTCGACATCGCCCGCGCCGCCGGCTACAAGGGCAACTCCCTCCAATCCCAAATCCCCGACAACAACCGAATCGAATACGCAGCAGACGGCAAAAGCAAACTCCTCTACGCCCCCACCAACGCGCTCGCCCGCCGCATAAAGTACGCACGCCTCAAGCACAACAAAACCGAACGCCTCAACACCGCCGCCTGGATCAAGCAACACGAACACGAACTCCTCGCCGGCCCCGTCCCCACCACCTACCAGCCACGCCCCGCAGGCACAGCCGGCGGCCTCGCGCTCGCCGCAGCGCCCGCGCTCGCCACTTCTGCAAACACCGTCCCCGGCATCGACGACCTCCTCACTCCCACCCGAAAGGACATCAACACCAACCTCGCAGACCAAGCCCGCTACGTCACCTCACACGTACACACCCTCTGCGAAGGCATCATCGCCAACCCCAACGCCGACGAAAACACCGTCAAACACGCACTCGACCTCGAACGCCTCGCACGATACCTCGAATGGAAAACCGAAACCCTCACCAAAGAAGGAACCGAACAATGCTAGAACGCCTCGCCATCTACACCAACACCGCACCCGACCACCCCATCATGTGCGCCACCATCGACTACGACCCCAACACCCCAGGAGACCGCCGCAACGAAATCGAACGCCTACTCCGCTCACTCCTCCCCACCAACTGGGAACACTACACCCTCCACTACAAATCCAATGAGCTAACCACCAAACACCCCACCCTCCCCAACTACACCTACAAACCCATCAAAAACTAACACCCCACACACCACGGCGCGGCGGCCACACCAGCCGCCACCCCACCCAACAAACGCACAGGAGCAACCCCATGCACCCCACCCCAACACTCGAAAGCATGATCACCGCCCTCTGCGACGGCACCCCCCGCATCCGCAAACTCGACGACGGCACCCCCACCGTCATCCAAGAAATGCCACTCCTCGACCAACTCCGCATCGCAGTCACCGACAGAAACGGAACAGGCCGCAGCGGCAAAAACAAAAACACCGGCGCAATCTGCAACCTCGACGCAATTGAACTCGAACACGACATCCGCAACCGCACCACCCCACACACCACCACCCCCAACCCAAGCCTCAAGCAAGCCGTCCGAGAATGGGCAATCGCCGAGAACAGAACCGTCGCAACCATCTACGCCGCAGACTGGACACGACGCATCCGAACCCTCAACCACACCACCGTCCACCTCCACAACACCCCCTGCCCCCGCTGTAAGAAAGCAACCTACACTCGACAACTCGACGACGGCACCACAAAAGTGGACGACGCGCTCGCTATCATCGTCCGCCCAGAGGAACAGCCCTCAACCCGAGTCATGACATGCTGCGGAGCCTGCGGCTGGACTGAGACAGGGTATGACGCAATCAAGCGCCTCGCCCACTTGCAAGCTGCGGAAATTTTCGTAAAATAAAAGTTATCGGGCACAGCTGTGCCCAAAGCCCCCGGTAACCGTCAGGTGCCGGGGGCTTTGCTGTCCCTGGCATTACCCCACTCGCACAGGAGATGACACATGGCGACGAACCTACGCAGTGGCAGAGACTACTGGCGACTCCGTCAGCGATTCTTTGAGCAGTGCGCCGCCGCCAGCACTCCGTGCTGGCTTTGTGGCCAGAGCATCGACTACTCACTGCCGTGGCGAGACGATGACGGGACCGTCAACGACGAGGCTTTCGAGCTTGACCATCTGCACCCCGTGTCTACCCACCCCGAGCTCGTCAAAGACCCCGCCAATTTCAGGGCATCCCACAGAGAGTGCAACCGAAACAGGGGTAACAAGAAAGCCATCAACAAGATTGGTATCCCGTCCCGCCGCTGGCACGTCTAGCCGTACAGGGTAGGGGCGGTCAGAAAATAAACCTCCCCTGCTGCGGAACATTCCTGGGGGCTCTCTTCCTCTCCCCCCGACAAAATAACCGGGGAACGCGCGCGCGATTATAGCCCGTGTAAAAAGAAATGCGTTTATGTGTAAAGAAATGCGAGAAATTACATGCTCGATTTGGACGATGTAACCTCCCGCGTCTACCTTGCGCCGCTGGTCAAAGAAGCTATCGAAGAAGCAGAAGCTGCAGGCGTCATCAAGGACATGGACGTCGCCGCCAGCGCCCTCGCAATCGAATACGCACGCACCCTCGATGAGACCTGGGACGATTGCATCGAAAACGGAACCTGGGATGTATGGCTCAAGTGCCTCAATATTGCCGGCCCTAACCTCAACCGCACCCTCACCGCACTGGGACTAACTCCTGTCTCCCGCGGCGAAATGGCTACCAAGGACGAGAAGGTTGATGTCGTCGATGCAATCCTCAGTAAGCGAAAACGCCCCGCTTAAAGGCTCCACCGTCCCCCGCCTCTGGACTCGCCCGTTGCGCAAGCTCACCCCCGAGACCAGCCTCGGCTTCGAAGCCATCGAATTTGCAGAACGCGCGCTAGGGCGAACTCTCCACCCCTGGCAAAAATGGTTCCTCGTCCATTCGATGGAGCTCTCCCCCGGCAGCTTCGTCTCAGATGACGTTCCCCAGTTCCGATTTGAGACCGTGCTCCTGCTCGTTGCCCGACAGAACGGCAAGAGCTACATCATGAGCACCCGCCTGCTGTGGCGCATGGTCGCCTGGGACGGCCCAGAAGAAGAACCGACCCTGGTTCTCGGCACAGCCCACAAACTATCTCTGGCAGAAGAAATCCTCGACCTATCGCACACCGCGCTGAAGAACTCGCCTATCCGCGCTCGCCTTGCGCAGAAGAGCAACACGAATGGCAATAAGTTCATCAAGCTAACTAATGGCGCGCGGTACAAGTGCGAGGCCGCCAGCGATGACGGAGGCCGCGGTCTCTCCGTCACCGACCTCGCCTTCGACGAGCTCCGCCAGCAACGCGAGTGGTCCGCCTGGTCAGCAATGACCAACACGACCAACGCGATTACCTCCTCGCAGACAATCGCCGTATCCAACGCCGGCGAAGCGAAATCGGAGGTGCTGCGGAGCCTGCGCGCAAAGGGCATTGAAGAAATCCAAGCGTGTGAGGCCGCGCAAGCGAAGGGCACGGAATACAGCCCTGCTGACCCGTCTCTCGCTCTGTTCGAATACAGTGCCCCAGACGACTGCGACATCTTCGACCGAGAAGCCTGGGCGATGGCGAACCCCTCGCCCGGCTATCCGCACGGTCCGAGTGAAGAAACTCTTGCCGCTCGCGCCGCGCTGGTTGGCAAGCCTGGTGAGGGCATGCCCGAGCACAAGTTCCGTACCGAGAACTTGTGCCAATGGGTGAACGTTGCAGAAGACTCTCTGTTCAAGGAAGAAGACCTCCTAGAGTGCCTCGACCCTGACAGTGAGCCAGCGCAAGAGTCACCCATCTATATTTCAGTTGATGTGTCAGATGACCGCAGGATGTCCACAATCTCCCTCGCCGCATGGCGTGAAGATGGACTCCCCCATGTTGAGGTGCTAGCGCAGCGCCCCAACACCGAATGGATCCCAGCATTCCTCGCTGAGAAGCTCACCTTTGAGCCTGCAGCAGTCATTATCCAGGGGCGGGGTGCTCCCGCGTCGTCACTGATTGACTATATCGAGGCCGCAGGCACCCCCGTCCTTAAATGCGAGGGAACCGCTCTCACTAATGCCTACGCGCAGTTCTACGACAGAGTTATCGATCATTCGATTCGGTGGCGAGACCAGCCCGCGCTCACCCTGGCGTTGGGTGAAATTCAGGTCAAGAGCATGGGCGATGCCTTCGTCTTCAACCGGTCAAAGTCCCCTATCGACATCGCCCCGGCCTGTGCGGCTGCTTTTGCGCTCTGGGGACTGACCTCTCAGAAAGCACCCGAAAAGAAGGCCAGCGCATACGCCGGCGATTACGAAGACTGGTACACAGCAGATCAAATCGAGGATGGAGGTAAATGGTGGTAGCACAGAGTATCGGCCAGATTATCACTGAGGCCATCATTAACCGCCTCCCCAGGACTGCAGGCACGTTCCAAGGCCGGCATGTAGACATCTTCGTCAACAATGCGGAAGGGACCGACGGATCAAACCCCGCCAACGCAACGCTGGCCGCTCTCTACCGCTACCAGCCCTACGTGAGGGCCGCGGTCGACTGGTACGCCCGCCATGTCGCCCAAATGGCTATCCACACCTTCGTTCGCGATGGGGAGCATCGAGAGAGGAACACCGAGAACCTCGCGCATGAGCTCCTGTCTGGACAGCCTAACCCGTGGATGACGGGCTTTGAGCTCATCTACGACCTGGTTGCGAATCTGACTCTGTACAACCGCGCTCATTGGTTCTTCCTGCCCGGCACCGACGGCACCCCAGAGATTCATCCCTTCCCCACCGCATGGGTAACCCCTGTCTGGGACACCTGGGAGTCAATCTCACACTACAAAATCCAGCCTCCGGGCAAGAGCTCAGCAGTAGAGATCCCAGCAGACAAATGCGTCACCTTCACCGGCTGGTCACCGACCCCCGGCAACTCATGGAGCGTCATCGACACCCTCCGCATGGTGCTTGAGGAAAACTACCACAGCCACCGGTACAGGATTCAGCTCTGGCGCCGCAGCGGACGAGCCGGCACCTACATCAGCCGCCCGACCTCTGCCCCAGAATGGGACAACAACGCGCGCAGACGATTCTACGCAATGTTCGAGGACTTCACCGGAGACCACGGCGCGCGCGCAGGCTCAACTCCTCTGCTAGAAGACGGCATGGAAATCAAATCCACGACCTTCAAATCGGCAGACGAACAGTGGGCAGAATCAATCACCCTCAGCCTGCACACCGTGGCGCAGGTGTTCCAGATCCCCGCAGGGCTCCTCGGCGCAACCGACGGACTCAGCTACGCCAACATGCGAGAAATGAACCGAGCAATCTTCAGCGGCACGCTCGGCCCGCTCGTCCGCTCGATTGAAGACCGACTGAACACCTTCGTCCTGCCGCAGCTTGGCATCGACCGGAAGAAGTACTTCGTCGAATTCAACGTCCAGGAAATGCTCCGCGGCTCTATCGAAGACCAAGCGAACATCTTCTCCACCTCAACCGGCGGCCCCTGGATGACCCGAAACGAAGCCCGACGGATCAACAACCTACCCCCCGTCCCCGGCGGAGACGAACTCATTACCCCCCTCAACGTCATCGTCGGCGGACAAACCTCGCCGCAAGATGGAGGCTCCGCATACCAAGGCGGAGGAAAAGCCGCAGAACTCATCCGAGACAACCTTGAACGCGCCGAGCGAATCCACCAGGCACGAGGCAAGACCCCCATCAGCCGCCTCGAGAAGGAGCTCGCTGACGACCTCAAAAAGCACTCAGCAGCACCCGACCCCGCTGGTACCGCCCGCAATATCTACCAACAGGTAGAGACCCGCGGCGCTCCTCCGTACACAGACATTCAGGAAGAGACCAATGACAATCCACTATAAGGACGCCGCACCAGGCGCTGTCTCCATCATCGAGGAATCAGAAGAGCGCAAGGGTATCTTCACCGGCTACGCCGCGGTCTTCAGCAACATCGACTCCGTCGGCGACCGAGTCATGCCGGGCGCCTTTGCAGAAACCCTCGCCAAGGACTACTCAGCCGGCGGCGCAGGTATTCCCTGCTACTGGGGCCACCGCCTCGACGACCCCGAAATGGTCATCGGCGAAACTCTCGCCGCCGTCGAAGACGAGCGAGGCCTCAAGGTCACCGTCCAGCTCGACCTCGAGAACCCCAAGGCAGCAAAGGCATACGAGCTCATCCGCAGGAAGCTCGTCAACCAGATGTCATTCGCATACGTCATCGAAGACTGCACCGAAAACGCAGATGACAAGTGCACTGACCTGACCAAGCTCCGACTCTTCGAGGTCTCCCTCGTCCAGATCGGAGCAAACACCGAAACCGAACTTACTGACATCAAGGCGTTCAAAGCCGGCCGCAAGATTTCCTCCTCAAACCTGGAAACCCTCAAGCGCGCCCTAGAACTCATCGAATCAGTGATTGACGACGCCGAACCCGACGTCGAGAGTAGCGGCAAGGACCACCCAAAGCCCAATCCCGAGGAGCCAGAAACGGCCAAGGGAAAGGAGGCCCCGGCTGACACACCGCGCACGCTCACGGCAGAAGAGCTGGCAGAGTACAAAGCATATTTCGCATAGAAAGGAGCCAACATGGCATCCATCAATGATCAGCTCGCATCCGTCAAGGCAGAAGCAGAAGAACTGCTCGCCGCCGCCGCAAAGGGTGGAGCTGTAAACCGCGCCCGCCTCGAGGAACTCCGACACGACATGGAGAACCTGAAGGCAGACCAGGACGCAGTCGCAGAAACCAACGCACTGCTGAAGGCACTGGGCACCCCGCAGCCCGAGCCCCAGCCCGCCGCCGCTGAAAAGGGCGCTGTCAGCTTCGGCCGAGAGGTCGCCACCGCGCTCGCAAAGACCGGTGCTCTGGGCATGCTCGGCGCGTCCCGCAAGGCAACCGCTGAGTTCATCAGCTCCAAGGCCGCCGGTGACGCTGTGACCACCACCAACGCCGCTACCGGCACCGGCCTGCAGACCCTGTTGACCGATGTTGATAAGAACATCATCCCCGCTTACGTAGAGGGCCCCACCATCGGCAAGTGGCTCTCCTCGGGCACCATCGACGGCAACTCCATCACCTTCTTCACCGGAAACGAATGGACTGCTGTATCTGGCCGCCCCGGCGGCGCGGCAGAGAACACCAAGCGTGCAGGCGTTACCCCGCCCCCGCTGACCTCTGTCAACATCTCCCTGAAGAACATCGCCGGCTGGCACATGATCACCAAGGAAATGGCAGAAGACCTGTCCTTCCTCGCCACCGAGATCAACACCAACCTGCTCCAGCAGCTGGTTCGCGTGGAAGAGGAACAGTTCCTCAGCGGTACCGGCACCGGCAACGACCTGACCGGTATCCTGACCACCACCGGTATCCAGAGCGAGGCCGCTGCGACTGCCGCCGACAACTTCGACGCAATCCTGCGCGCCCAGACCAAGATGCTCAAGGCGACTGGTCTGCGCGCGGATGGCCTGGTTATCCACCCTGACGACTACACCAAGCTCCGCCTGGTGAAGGACAGCAACGGCCAGTACCTGGGCGGCGGCGCTTTCACTGGCGCGTATGGCGTTGGTGGCGTGCTCGTTGACCCGCCGATTTGGGGCATCCCCGTCATCCAGACCAACGCAATCCCCGCCGGTACCGCCCTCATCGGCCACAGCACCGCCGCAACCGCATACCGCAAGGGCAGCCTCACCGTTACCGCTTCGAACGACGTCAACGACGATTTCCTTTACGGACGCTTCCGCGTGCTGGCAGAGGAGCGCATCGCCCTGGCAGTCAAGGCACCGAAGGCATTCGTCAAGATCACCCTGAAGTAAATACCTCGGAAAGGGGGAAACATGCCACAGTACCCGCCCATCAACACGCAGCCGGTATCTCCCCGAGAAGCCGCTGAAGCCGCAGTCCGTGCCTGGTGCGGTTGGCATGTTTCCCCCGTCATTGAGGAAACGCTGACGCTTGATGGCAACGGCACTAACCGCTTTTCTCTCCCCTCGAACATGGTGCATGCCGTCAACGAACTGCTCGTTGACGGCATGCCCGTTGAGGGATTCTCTTTTTCCCGAGACGGATGGATTCAGCTCCCCGCAGGGTGCATCACCCCTCGCCGGCCTGGATGCATTACCGCTGTGATTACGCACGGCTGGGATTACGTCCCAGATGTCCAGAAGGTCATCGCCGATTTCACAGCCCGCGCGGCAATGGGCGCCCCGTCCAACATCGCCTCCCAGCGTGCCGGCACACAGTATGTCGCCTATGCAACGCACAATGGTGAGACCACCGGCGGGGGGCTGCTCTCGACTGAGAAGGCTCTGCTGGAGAAATACAAGCTGAGGCAGGTCCCATAATGCTCGGTCTAGCATCACATCCAACCGTTGCAACGCTAACCCGCCGCGTAGGTACAGAATACGACGCACGCGGATTCAAAAAGCCGACAGAACGGCAAGAACAGATAGAGGTCTTTCTCGACGCACCATCCACTGTGGAACCAACCACCGTGGGCGCCTCCGAGACCGACATCTACACACAGACTCTCTACGCGGCGCCTGGAACATCAATCAATGCCAAGGACAAAATCACAATCAACGGCACCACGTACCAGGTGGTAGGAGTCTCACCGCCCATCACCAACTTTTTCACGGGGACAACGTTTTACACCGAGGTCAAGATTCGAAGGGTAACCACATGAGCGCAAAGAACAAGCTGACTATCAACCATGAGGCAATCAAAGCCCTGCGTAAATCCCCCGCAGTCGTCGCTGACCTCGAACGGCGAGCCAAGAAAATTGCCTCTGCAGCAGGCGGCGAAGCAATCGGTTACAAAGTCACCCACCTCGCACTCGAAGACCCCCGAGGTGCTGTTTCCATCATGGCCACCGGCCACGCCGCCCGCCACAACCGAAAACATAACTCTCTCGTGAGGAACCTCGATGCCGGCCGCTAATACCATCTGGGACTTCGAAGGACTCGTCACCACTACGTACATGTACCTCGTCTCGAGATACAACGACCTCCCCATCTACCGTGACGAACCCCCTGCAGACTGGGACGGGCTCACTGGCTGCGTCATCATCAAGGACGGCGGCGGGAACCAGCTCACCACCGACCAGCTCCTCACCGGCCGCGTCACCCTCGACATCAGACACCCAGACCCAGCGATCGCAGAAACATCTGCACGCACAGTCTCGAATCTTATCCGTGAGTGGGATTACCTCCCCGACCCTGTTTGGGTGACCTCTGCAGGCGTACCCACCTACGATCCCATCGACGACCCCGCCACCCCGGCATGGACCTTCACCGCAGCACTAACGGTGAAATCAACAACCACCCGCGCAATCAGCGCCAACTCATAAGGAGTAACCAATGGCAGAACCCGCATACTTGACCGAAACGTTTGTACCTAAGCCGGAAAAGATTACCGGTGGCATCCTCTACGCCCCCGTCGGCACGGTAGTCCCCACCAATGCCAAGGACAAGTTGAACGCCGCATTCACCGAACTCGGCTACGTGAGCGCCGACGGCGTGAAGATCAGCAAGGACTCATCCGACGATGGCGTAGACGCATGGGGCGGCGTCGAAATCCGCAAGATCCGCACCAAGTTCAGCGAATCTCTCAGCTTCAAGCTCTACTCGACCGTCTCTCCCGATGTGCTCAAGGCAGTCCTCGGCGCCGACAACGTCATCGTCAACGGCACCGACATCACCGTCAAGCACAACGCCGACATTGCACCCCTGCAGACCTTCGTCCTCAACACGATCGACCCGGCAACCAAGGTCCGCAAGCGCTACGTCGTCCCCGAAGGCCAGATTCTCGTCACCGGCGACACCACCGTCAGCCACTCCGAGATGACCGCCATCGAAGTCGAAGTCGGCGCAAAGGCAGACGCTACCGGCACCGGCATCTACGAGCTCATCGACGTCTCTGGTCTGAGCGCCCGCCCCGCCGCAGCAGTCGTCGTCGGCGGCTAACCCACACCCCTTATAAAGCACCTGCGCGCCGTGACCGTGACTCCCACGGCGCGCAGGCAAATCAAGGAGTCACACACCGTAGTAAAAGGAGTCACACATGGCCACCAAGAAGAAGCACACCCGAAAAAGCGAAAAGCTCTACCGCTCCCTCACCTTCGAGTCCTCCCTCTTCAACGGAGAATTCACCCTCCCCGACATGAAGCAGGCCCCCAACCACGTCATCGCCGCAATGGAACGCATGGACCTCGACGCCCTCGCCGAATGGTGCATCAGCGCAGGCGCCTCCAAGGAAGACACCGAAATCTTCTGGGAAATGGACCCCGAAGAAACCCGAACCTTCATCGAAGAATGGTCCCACGGCACCGTGGGAAAATTCTAGCCGCCCTCGACCTTTACCGCCGCCACGAATCAGCGGTACGCGCTCGCCTGCTGGAACTCAACCTCAATTGGGATTCCAGCAGGCGAGGCAAAAGCAACTGGGCAAACATAATCGCCGCACTAGAGACAGCGCCGTGGGATTCTGCTATCCGCCAGGCAGAAATACCCGACTCCTGGCAGTGGGGAAACCCGCTATACGAGCCGGTCCTCACCAGCATGGAGGCACTTATCGCCGCCAACATCCAGCGGAGCGGTGACAAAGCCGCCGCCAACAGGTTCAAGCGTATTCCCCGCCCGGGCGACCCCGCAGAACAGAAGTTGGCGACCGCAGTAACCACCATCGACGAGCTACATGCTTTGTTTGACAATTAAATAGGAGGGGTACATGGCAGCCATTGAGCTTGCTACCGGTTATGTTACTTTGGCTGCTGAAACCCGAACGCTCACCCAGCAGATCGCGGCAGCGTTTAAGGGAGCTGGAGACCACGGTGCCCGTGCTGGACGAGAAATCGGCTCCTCTATGGCGAAAGCCTTTAAAGAGGCAAACCCCATCGACATGGATTCAATCCGTGCGAAGGTAGAAAATGCTGAGAAGGCTATGGCGCAGTCCGCGGCACAGGCCGCTAGTAAGCGTGCCGCCGCCGCAACAAGCATCGAGCAGGCACAGGCAAAGCTTCTCGCCGCACAGAGCCGAGTGGAGGCGCAGACCCTCAAGGTCCAGCGTGCCGAAGATGCCTTGGCATCTGCACGAACGAGTGGAAACTCTGATGCAGTGCTGGCGGCTGAATCTCGTCTCGCATCAGCTCGCTCCCAGCTGCACAGCGCCAGTGCATCGCTCACTGGTGCAGAACAAGGCGTAGCCGGTGCACGTGCTCGATACACCGACATATCCAGGAAGGCAGTCGCCCAGACGACTGCGTATGCGCAAGCTCTCAAGAGCGCAAAGGGTGACCTGCACCAGGCAGAATCTGCCACCGCATCGCTTGGCAACGAGACTGAGCGCGCCGCAGGAAAATTTGGGCGGCTGAAGTCTGGCTTCAAGTCCGCCATGGCTGACTTTAAGGCTGACGCAACGAAGAACCTGCGTGGTGCTTTCAACGGTATCGAGGCTGAAGCTGAATCCGCTGGACGAGCGTCCAGTGGCAAATTCAAGGGTGCATTTACTGGCGCGCTGACTGCCGCCGGCGGTCTCTTTGCCGGTGTGCAGCTATTCGACTTTGGGCGTGACGCGATTTTCAAGGCTGGCGACATCGAACAGTCAATCGGTGCCGTCGACGCCGTCTTCAAGGGCTCCGCCGAACGCATGCACGAGTATGCCGCCACTGCGAGCTCAACGGTCGGTATCTCAACCAACGCCTACAACGAGCTGGCAGCAAAGCTCGGCGCCTCATTGAAAAATGGAGGCACCAGCATTGACGAACTTGGAGAGAAAACTAACGGCTTGATCCAGCTGGGCGCTGACCTGTCTAGTCTCTACGGTGGCACGACTGCTGAAGCAATCGACGCAATCTCTGCAGCTCTCCGTGGCGAGACCGACCCAATTGAGCGATACGGCATCAGCCTAAACGACGCCGCGCTCACGGCGAAGGGCCTGGAACTTGGTATCAAGAAGGTCGGCGGTTCATTCTCCACCCAGGAGAAGCAACTCATCACCCAGGCGCTCCTCTTCGAGCAATCAACCGACGCGCAGGGAAATTTCTCGCGCGAATCTGACACCTTCGCCCACAAAATGCAGGTCGCCTCTGCCCGCATGGAAGACATGAAAACCAAAATCGGCTCCGCGCTACTGCCTACAGTCGTGGACCTCATGGACGCCTTCGGGGAGAAACTCAACCCCGTGCTGACCGAGGTTGGCGGCGGTTTCAAAGCATTCGGTGCCGCCTGGGAGAAATTTGACGGTGACGTGACCTCCGCTGGATTCCCTGGCTTCATGGAAGTCGCCGCCTTCGCAATCAGGGGTTTCTACGAATCCGTCAAGCAATGGGTCGTAGACAACATCATCCCTGTCTTCCGAGACGTGCTCATCCCTACTCTGCAGAATGTGGGTGAGGGAGTCGCTGAGTTCTTCCGCGGCCTCTTTAACGTTCCCTCTGGCGAGCCCGGTGCTGTCTCGGTCATGCGATCTATTGGTGATGCTGTCCGTAACACCTTCACCTTTATCAAGGACACCGCCTCATGGTGGGCACCATTCGCCGCAGGCATCGGAATCGTAGTCACAGCGTACAACGGGTGGCAGAAGGCAACCATGCTGGTGGCCGCCGCACATACTTTCCTTGAGAAGGCATCTAAAGCAGCCACCAAGAGCAACATCATTCTCGTCGTCGTTGGGCTCATCGTCGGCGGTCTAATTCTCGCCTACGAGAAGGTTGGCTGGTTCCGGGACTTCGTGGACGGAGCGCTCCAAGCTGTAGGCTCCGCCTTTACCTGGCTGTACGAGAATGCAATCCGTCCTGTCTTCGAGTGGATTAGCCAGGCTGTTGGAGGGTTCATCACGTGGTGGAACGAGAACTTCGTCCCCGCAGTCAATGATGGGGTCCAAGCGGCCGGCAACGTGTTCACCTGGCTGTACGAGAACGCCATTCGCCCTGTCTGGGATGGCATTAGCCAGGTTGTTGGAGGGTTCATTACATGGTGGAATGAGAACTTCGTTCCCGCACTCAATGGCGGTCTGCAGGCTGTAGGGTCTGCGTTCCAATGGTTCCTCACAAATATTGTTGAGCCTGTCTGGACGGTCATCAAGACGGTCATCGTCGCAGCAATCGCGATTATTCTGACGGTCTTTGACGGTCTCAAGTGGGTTTTCGATAACACGCTCGGCCCGGTCTTCCAATGGTTCTATGAATCAATTGTGAAGCCCATATGGGACGGCGTAACCCAGGTAATCAACGGCTTCCTGAACTGGTGGAATACGACATTAGCACCGGCCATGTCTACCGCTGTCACCAACTTTGGTAACGTGTTCACCTGGCTGTACGAGAATATTGTGAAGCCTGTCTGGGACTGGATTACTCAGGTCATCAATGGCTTCCTGAACTGGTGGAGCGCAACCTTCACACCTCTGTTTAATGCTGCGACTCAGGTACTAGGCAATATCTTCCGCTGGCTGTACGAGAATATTGTGAAGCCTGTCTGGGACTGGATTACTCAGGTAATCAACGGCTTCCTGAACTGGTGGAGCGCAACCTTCACACCTCTGTTTAATGCTGCGACCCAGGTACTAGGCAATATCTTCCGCTGGCTGTACGAGAATATTGTGAAGCCCGTCTGGGACGGTATCCAGACCACTATCCGTATTTTCTCGGACTGGTTCCGAGACGTTCTAGCCCCCATCATCAAGAACGTTGTCGATGGAATCAGTAGCGTCTTCCGATGGCTGCATGAGAACGTCATTCGCCCTGTCTGGGACGGAATCGGCTCAGTCATTCGCGGCGTCTGGGAAGGCGTTATCAAGCCTGTCTTCGACGCGCTGAGCGACTGGATCACCAATAGGGTTCCGTCAGCGTTCAACCAGGGCGTCAACGCAATCAAGGCGTTTTGGGACAGCCTCGTGGATGTTGTCAAGAAGCCTGTGCGATGGGTGCTTGACGTGGTTGTGAATCAGGGATTCATTCGTCACTTCAACAACCTCGCAGGAACCTTCGGCATCAACAAGCTTCCTGAAGTCAGCCTCGACGGCTGGGCGACGGGCGGTTACACCGGCCGCGGCCGTAAATACGACGTTGCCGGCGTTGTCCACCGCGACGAATTCGTGATCCGCAAGGAATCCCGACAGAGGTTCGAGCGTGAGAATCCTGGCGTCCTTGACTATCTGAACAAGACAGGCACCCTGCCGACCGCGCCGGTTGCCCGTCCTGGTGCAGGCACCGCTGCAGCATACGCTCAGCCGCTGAGCGTCTCTACTGGCGGGGTCCCTGGATATGATCTAGGCGGCATGGTCACCGCCTTCGTAAGCGGAACGCAGAAGGCTGTCTCTGACACCGTCAACACTGTGTCCGCCGCGATTAGCGCCGGTGCCAGCTTCGTCATCGACAAAGCAATCAGCCCTGCAAGGGGCATCCTCGATGGCATCGGTGGACTATTCCCCGGATGGGCTGGTGACCTCATGCGAGGCGCCGGCAACCATCTACTCGATGGTGCCCGTGACTGGATCGTTGACAAGCTCAAGGGCAAAAACCAAGACGGCACCGACGTTGGCTCAGCAACACCCGTTGCGGCCTCCAACGGCGGCGTGATGCGCTGGCGAGACACCGTCATCCAGGCACTCGGCATCGCCGGGCTCCCCCAAGACGGCGCCTACATCAACGCATGGCTGTCCCAGATTCAGTCAGAGTCAAATGGCGACCCCAACGTCACCCAAAACGGGTACGTTGACGTGAACACTTTGAGCGGCGATTTGGCAATGGGCCTCGTGCAGGTCATCGGCGCCACCTTCGCAGCCTTCCGAGACCCCGCCCTCCCCAACAACAGGCTGGACCCACTCAGCAACCTCGTCGCCGGCATGCGGTATGCCAAGGCACGCTATGGGTACAGCGGCATGCTGGGAGTTATCGGTCACGGACATGGCTACGCGGACGGTGGTCGAGTAGCGGGCAACCCGGCATGGGCTAAGGCATTTTCCTCACCGCCGAAGCTCTACGATGCAGGCGGCCTGCTGACGCAGGGCGTACAGCTCATCGACCACCGCAGGAGCACCCCCGACTATGTTTTGACCGACAGCCAGTGGCGCGCAATGTACAACATCGCAAACCACACGGCAACGTCAACTACTACCGGAGGAATCCACATCGGCTCCGTCAACGGCCTCTCAGCCGAGGATGTCGCATACGAAATCTCAAAGCTGCGGCGGCGAAAGGAGGCGCTCGGCATTGCCTAACCAGGCTAAACCTGCCCCCCGTATGAGGCTCCACCCAGCGGGGGGCGGGGCGCCGCTGGAGCTATCCAGCCGCTCCACCACCGACTTCACCGTGCTCAACGGATGGGAAGGCTTCGGCATCCCACCCGTAGAGCACAAGACATCGGAACGTGTCGACGGCCCCGGCTCAACGGTTCGAACCACGAGGCTCAAAGAGCGAGAAATTCACCTTCCTCTCATGATCTTCGGCAACTCACAGGCCGAGTGCCTCAGAAAATGGGACGCACTCGTAGCCACAGTCTCACCTCTCTCGACGACAGCAGGCACGACTCACGCCAAGCTGGAAGTCACTCGCCCCGGCAAACCCACCCGATACATTGATGTGCTCTACAAGGGCGGTCTCGAAGGCACCTTTGGAAGCAACTTCAATGGGTGGTGGATGAAGGTTGGGCTCACTCTCCTTGCCCCCAACCCGTTCTTCTGGGAGCAGGAAACCTCAATCAGCTGGAATGTGAGAGGCGCGTACAAGCCCTTCATCAGCGGAGGCGAACAGACGAAGACACACAAGTTCTTCCCCATCATGCTCGCCCCCTCTGTTGTGCAGGGAGAACGCGAAATCACCATCACAGGCGATTACGAGGCAGCCCCCGTCTGGAGAATCACTGGGCCAGTCACTGACGTCAAAGTCATGCACGCCGAAACAGGTGCAGCCTTTATTGTGACAGGAACCCTCAAACCGGGCGAAACAATCACCGTGGACACCCGCGTCTACGACATCTATTCCGATAGCACTCGCAACGGTGAGCTATGGGACCGACTCACCGACACGTCGCAGCTTTTCCGCCTACCCCCAGGTAGATCAAAGCTCCTCGTGACCGGAACAGGAATGGATGACAGGAGCGAGATCGCTCTCATCTACCGGCCCCAATACCTCACAGGAATCTAAATACGCAGGAGGCCACGATGCTAACCATTGGCATGCGCGATGACAAATACCGGTACCGTGGCCTCCTCAAAGCCTCAAAGGTCGAGCTCATCACCCGACTTAATGAACCGGACACCTTTATCGTGGATGTCGCCCCCGAACTCGCGCAGCAGGCCACCCGCCTCCGAGAAGGCTGGGGACTGGTCCTTCACGACGGCGGTCTCCGAGTCTCCGGAGTCATCACAGCATTCCACCGAACAGCAAAAGACAACGCACTCGAAGTGGAGGTCACCTGCACATCCGAGCTCGTCTTCCTCAAAGACCGACTCACCTACCCCGACCCCTCCAATCCCGAAGACCAGCAAACAACCGCCCGATACCGAGACCGCGGCCCCGCAGAAACCATCATCAAACGCATCATCTCCCGCAACCTCGGATCTGAAGCAATCCCATCCCGCAGCATTGAGGGTTTCCATATTGTCGATGACGGAGGCCACGGAAGCACCACAGCCATCGACACCCGCCTCAAAAACCTCCTCGAAACCCTCACCCCAATCGCTACCGCAGCGGGCTTACGCATGACCGCCATCTACCAAGACGGCAAAATCAACTTCGACACCACCCCCTTCAAAAACCGAGCCAGAGCAGTCCGCCTCTCATACCTCTCAGGCGAAGTTGTCGGCTGGGAAATGACAGACAGAGTCGGAACCGCCACCGCAGTCGTCGTTGGCGGCCAAGGCGAAGGCGAAGACCGAAAGCTCACCAGCCAAACCCGCGCCGACTCATGGCTCCGGCGCATCGAAATCTTCAAAGACCGCCGAGACAGCGACAACCCAGAAACACTCACCGCCGCCGCCAACGAAGAGCTCGAAAAAGCGAAGAGCGAACGCTCAATGAAAATCACGCTCTACGAGACGGAAACCCGCCGCCTCGGAGAGGCATTCAACATCGGGGACACAGTAACCATTGACGCCGCAGCACACGTCACCCCTTACAGCGCACAAATCGTCGAAGCAAAGATCTCGTGGGAAAACAACACGCGCACCGTTGAACTCACCATCGGTGCACTCGACACCACCCTCCGCCAGACAGAAATCGAGCGACTCCGTAACGAAGTCGCTGCGCTGGCGACCGTCTAGAAAGGTTTTCACGTTATGAGCACAGATACTGAGATTTCGTTCCCTGTGGTCAATCAGCCGCTGACAGCTGAGCAGTGGTCGAGTGTCACGTACGGATTCGGAAACGGCTCTTACGATGAGGGCACCGGTGACTACCGGGTTGGTACTGATAACGCGTCTGACAGCGTTTGGGTTGAGCCTCCGTCAGGAACGGGGTTTGCCCATGCGACGGTGGCAGGTTTTTACCATCGCCTCTATAAGCGGATTAGTTTCCCGTGCCCGCCGGTGACGGCCAAGACTACCTATTATTTGACGCTCTGCTATGACCCTGCTCGTCAGAGTTCGATGCCGCTGAAGTTGGAGCTGGTGACCCAGCTGGATTTCAGCGGAGGCAAGCAGCACCTCGTGCTGTGCGAGTGGGACCGTGAGCCGAACCAGTTGGTGTCTCAGATGCCGATTCGCCTCAAGAAGCCCAGGATCGCTCCCAGTCTGGACGTTCAGGACATCGGTAATCTGCCGCCGGCAGAGTCTCAGATCTTCGCCACGCTGGTTTATGTGAACTCTGAGAGAAGCTTTTATCGTTGTTCGATTCTGAATGGGCAAAAGGCGTGGGCGCGCGTCGCTGGCTCCCGACAGTCAGGCATTCAGATGATGCCTGGATGGGCGTACAGCGAGTCGTCCCCTAACACATCTGGAATCTTTACGACTCCAGTCACGGATGGCTTTAAATGCGACTTCTCGGGTACCTTCGGCCGTACCGCCTACACCTACGTTGTCGGTGAATCATGGCACAACATGGGCACGTTTATACCTGAACCGCTCCGTACGAAACGATACAAGGAGACGATTATCCCAGTGCTGTACAACACCAAAGCGAATGGAGTGAAGCAACTTCTGTGCCGTGTCCAATTCAGCTCAGGGAACATTGACATTCGGAGCGTATCTGGGCAGGTCGTTATTGAACAACATGGTGAACTCCATATTCCAGCGATCAGCTGGGTTTCGGACAAATCCAATGTTCTCGATTGGTAAGGAATACCGGTGCATACTATCACAGCAAAAATGCTAGACCCAGCAGGAGACCCTCTCCAAGGCTCCGCTACCTTCACAATGGCACAGACCCACACCACCGGAGACAACGGCGAGGTCTACAGCGGAAGCGTCACCGCCCCAGTCGACCGAGACGGTACCGTCCGCGTTCACCTTCTCGACGGAGACTATACCGTCACATTCAAGATCTGGGATCCGGCCTCTGGGAAGATGCTCAATATCCCCAACGCACAGATTAAGGTGACCCGTGACGCAACACTGGCAGAGCTAATGCACCCTGTCGCCGGCACCGCGGCTAGAGGCGTTACCCCGCCGCCACGACCTGGCGAGCTTGTAGTCTCCGAGGACACCCTCAACTTACTCACAGGAGCTAACCACTAATGGCGAAGAAGATCTCAATCGTCATCCTCAATGACGACGGCGAACTCGACGGACAGGCAAAAGCCCACGTCCAGCGAATGATCGCTGACGCTATCGCAGGGGCAAAAGCTGAGCTACTAACTGAGCTCACCCCACAAATCACCAGTAAGCTCGACGCGGCAGTATTCGCTGAATACACCGCAACAGGCCACAGCTAGGAGCCACCATGACTGCCTATATTAAGGTCTCCGCCGACTTCAAAACCATGCTGGAATCTGAATCAGCTGTCGCCGGCACCGTTGAATTCACCCCCACCACCGTGGTCACTGACGCAGGAGCAATCTTCGTCCCCGCCAAAATCACTGGGCATCTAGTGGGCGGCGGAATCCTCGCCGACAGCCCCTACGCCAAAACTGACAGCGCTGGAGTGAAGCTCGCCGCCCTACCCAACGGCATAAAGTACACTGCCACCGCGTACCTCCGCGCAGCAGACGGCACCGGCATCCCCGCCATCACCTGGGCTCTCACCGCCATCACTGGCCAAGACATCAACCTAGCAGACACCCCGGTAATCGGAGACAAGACGCAAACCACCGTACAGCCGGCACCCCCCAGCGCTCGCCGCACAGCATTCCGCGTCGTCGATGCCGGTAACGGACTCGGCCGACTCATCGAGATCGAGGAGAACTAACAATGTCCGAGAAGACCCTAATCGACCGCATCGTACTAGCAGACGAACAGGGGCACCTGCAGGGCAAGCCGCTGGAAAGTGTCCGCGGCGCAGTCGCTGAGGCTGTCCCACCTGCTGTTGCCGCTGAGGTGGCTAAGCTACCGAAGCCTGCACCATCGGCGGAGACGAACCCAGTGAAGATTGTCGCCGGCGGCTCCATCCCTGCGCTCGCTGATGGCGAGCAGGAGCGTGCGTTCATGGTCACTGCCCAGGCGACTGCACCTGATGGTGTGACGTGGCTCGGCGAGGTGCCGGGCTCGTCGTTCCGCGGGCTCGTGGTCCTGCGTCGAGTCTCGGACGGCACCGTCCTGGGCGTCTCTCGCTCGACAGAGCACAGCAACACCCCTGTGGTGCCGACTGCTCCTACCCCGCAGCCTACCCCTGCTGCGCTGGCTCGTCCGACTGTGACCACCACTGCGGCGGCAGGCTCTGTGACTGTGAGCTGGGCACCCGTAGCTGGGGCTGAGTCATATGAAGTTCAGGTGGATACCGGTGCACCCGTGCTCGCCGCGTCCCCGCACACGTTTACTCCCGCCGCGGCTAACGGTACCGTCAAAGTCCGTGCTGTCCGTGGCTCCGAGCGCGGGCCATGGGGTATCGCCCTCTATACGGCAGCAGTGGCTATGACCGAACCCGCAGTGACTGGCTACGTTCCAACTTGGTCTCACGGAGGCTGGATTGAGGTCAACAAGAGCCTCGCCCAGTACTTCAAGGCAGAGGGCGCACAGGTGACGGGTTGGGAGTACCCGCGTAACTCGCAGACGTGGGAGCCGGTGCCGTCCTCTGACACGGCACATTACAAGCAGCAGCCGGCAGATAAAATCCTGGTCGCGCCCGGCGCAAAGATTGAAAGTGAGGGTGACAAGGTCATCATCACTACCGCTCAGCCGATGGGGGTAGGGGACGCAATCGGTCTGGATACCGGTGAGGGTCTTTTCGGCAAGATGCGGTTCAAGGTCATCGACCGTGCCGGCACCCCCACCTATATGTGTGACCAGCATCCTCCGATACCCGAGGCCGACGGACGTTTCGCTTCTGGTCGCTGGGACTCCGCCCCTGTACAGGCAGGCGACAAACTCGAAATTATGCACGGCCCCGACAATTACATGATTGGCACCGTCATCCGAGCCACCGGCGACCGCGTGAAGGTATACGGCTTCAAGGTCAACGACTGGACCAAGACCCGCCTCATCTGGCACGGCTGGCACTGGGAATCTGGCTCCGCAACCCTCTCTAAGAAGGCGGCGTAGTGTCCAGCCTATTCACTATTCTCGCGATGGGAAGTGGCGGCGAGCCAGTAGCGCCGGCACCACATCCCGTAGTGCCCGCCCCTGCGCCGGCGGCACCGTACAGGCTCGGCGCAGATACCCACATCATCATCGACGCAAACAGTTACTACGCTGCCTGGACCTATCCAGGAATCCAGGAAATCGGGGCGCTTAAGCAGCTCATCACGAGCGCTGGGGCAACTGTCAGTAACACTGCTATCCCTGGGCAAACGTGGACCAATATGCGCGTCAATAACGAGGACGTCCTCGCCGCGTTCAAGCCTGGCAAACGGAACATCCTCATCTGCGGCGAAACCCGAAACTGGGTAGCAACACACGGAGGGTGCACTGTGAATGATGTCGCAATGGAAGCCGCCCTCGACATTGCGACCGCCCGCGCCGCCGTCCAGGCGCGGTACGGGCAGGATTTTGACCGAGTCATTCTCTGCGGCACAATCCCCAACAGCACATTCCTGGACGAGCCGTGGAAGAACGACATCCCTGGCATGAACAAGGTCCTGGCCGGCTTTGATGACCTGGCGCGCGCAGACCCTGGAGCTCTCGGGGCTGACGTGTTCGCCGACTTCCGCAGCAAGACCAAATGGTTCTCGGGCGATGGAACTACCCGAGCGCCGTTCGCTCAAACCCAGGAAACCGTCAAGGAACCCATCAACGGAACTGACTGGGTCCACCCTGTCGGTGCAGCCCGCGAGGCCTTCGCAGAGGCAATCGCTGACGCACTCAAGCGATTGGAGGAATAACCGGAAGATATGGAATGGGCAATCCCCCCAGAGATATGGGCATTAGCCGGCGTTGTGATAGGCACATTCATTCCCTCAGTCATGACATTTTTCACCGGCCGTCAGCAGGCAAAACATGAAGCGAATAAGGCTCTTATTGAGGCGCTTGAGCGCCGCATCGGCGACCTAGAGACACACCTTCGTGAGGAGACGTCTGCGCGCAGGGCGCTCGAGGTGGAAGTGAGACGGCGTGAAGAAGAGGCACATTCGACGGCCGACCGCGCTCGCCTTGTGATGAGTGTGGCGGTCGCCCACATTAATCGCCTGACTGCGCATATTGAGGCAGGCTCGCCGCCGCCTCCGCCGGCAGTGCCGCCTGAGGTGGCGGATTGGGTGTCTGCTGAGCTTTGGACGTCGAAGCTCGGTGAAGACGGCAAAAAAAGATAAGT